TACCTCGCATCATTTGCCCATTCTCTTTCTCGACTACGAATCTCTCCTCCGCCGCTTCCTTTGCGCTCATGGAGCCACCTCAGTGAATACTTTGACGCAGGAGAAGTTATATTTTGTTTTGAATTTGATATCGCCCCAGAATTCATTCGGGAACTCGGTGCTCATCAGCTCGTAAATAGCATCTCTTCTTGTACGCTTAACCGTATAAGAAAATACGTGAAAGTAATTCTTAATCACCCATCCGATATGTTTGTACGTCTTACTCATTCTTTACTCTCCTTGGTTGGGGGAATGACTTCGAGGTAGTTTCTGATGTGATACTTCTCAAGATTACCTTCCCATACGGAATTAGAAAATCTATCGATATCACCAACCTTTGAATGATACTTATTATCTTTGTGAGTGCCTATCACACGCCTAACCCAGCCAAATTCATGCCATTCAACTCGGATCTTGATCTTGAAAAGGAACTGGTTAATAGTACCGACACAATCTTCATAACAAATATCTTGGCCGTAGACCTCAACACCATTCTTATCCGTCAACCCCGTGAACTGTCGGCGGATGCCAGGATGAGGGTAGGTGCCAAGTTGCCTTGACCCAAATAAGCTCCCATCGTTGGAAAACTTTTGATATACCCATTGGTTGTTCTCAAGCCATTCTTCTGCCAGCTTCTCACCAGTCTTTGGATCGTGGACATTGTATTTAGTCATTGGGAGCCTCCGGTTATCCAATCTTCCTTTTTTGGAGCCTTGTCCCATAGCATCTGACACCATTGACAGTCCCCTGGGGGGACGTTAGGGATATAATCGTGCTTCTTGCAAAAACCAACAGACTCCATCATTTTCATTATTCGATTCTCCCAACCAGCGAGGCAATACCTGCAATAGCCCCAGCTAGCCTTGCGGTATGGATCCATTTCATGGTCATCGCTGCCTGTAACGTGCCACCCTTCATCCCTGCAACGCTTACACTTAGGATTCTTAGTACCATTCGGTACCATATACATCAACCTACTCATCCTCTCACCTCCGGGTTGGCAGGGGTGAGGGTTGATTTCTGATAAGTAGCCACGAACTCAGGAGAAGTTCCGTTAATACGAACTATAACACCACCAATATCAAACTCATAATTGTCCCCCTCTCCAGCTGGCACTCGTAATAAAACACCCTCGAACGTGCACGACTCCTGCCATTCAAAAATATCATTCTTGGTCATAACGATAGAGACCACTTCATTTAGTTTTAATTCAGTCATTGGAAACCTCCATAAATTCATCGGCCATCGAATCGCTGTTCGGGTATTCATAACCTTCCCGCTTAAAGTCACACGAAAAATTACGACAAGTCTCAACGAATAACTGCCGACGATGTTTCTTGCTTTTAGGATGATCCGGATGAGGCATTACAGATCCGTCATATCGTCTATCTACCCGTCGATCACACTCAGGGCAGTCATAACTAATTCTGTCACGTTTTCTCGGCCATAGATCACTCACTCCGTCCTCCCGGCCTCTGGGGTTGGTGAGCAAACCGGACAGCCCTTCCCAACAGGATAGTAGAACAGTCCACATTGATAACATTGACAATCGGGAACACTTGACTTCTTTGCGCCGGGTGGAAAAATCAAATAGTACACCCAACACAAAAAATAAGCCAATCCTGTTAAAATTCCCCCAGCCAAGGCTATACAAACCATCCCAGCGAAGATATATATGATCGCAAGAAATAAACTATCCATCACTCCCCCCTTCCTTTAGGTCGTTCGGTTGTGGGGAGTTAAACATAGGATTGTCTAATTCAGAGGGGTCAACATACGAATCCTTTGCAAGTTTCCTACTGGTCTTGGCTACCCGCTCACTACGTTCGTTCTCACCCCCCTGCCCTGCATCATCGCTTAGAGCGAGTGTGTTAAGATCACGCATTCTATCTTGAAGACGGCAATAGACATCTTTGTCATTGACAAACTCTTTGAACGCATCCGATCCATCAAACGAGTTCACATAATCACCAAATAAATTGAGATATGTCAGAAGCTCATCTCTTAACCCTCTGAGCCGTTCGACGGTAGCGGTTAGGGCATTAACCTTAGCGGCCACAGGCCTGGCAGACTTGATGGCAGATATTCGCCACTCTTCCAGCCCTCCCACCCTCTCCTGGCCCTCTGCGAGTCGGGTATCCTTATCGTTCAGAAGGGCAACGAGGCTGGATGATTCAAGTTTATTCAAATCTGATACTATTATACGGTTATGGCTATCCCGAATCCAAAAGGCCCCTTCGCCATCCCCCTCCACCCGATACTCAGGGGAGCTACCCGCAACTGGCTTGGGAGAGTTCATCTGGCTATGTAAATCGTTATACTTACCACACCATTTGTTCGCTTCTTTTTGAGCTAATTCAATCTCAGCCTTCAACGCCTCACGCTCATCGAGGATGGCGAGGAGTGCCTCAAAGATTTCCCTGTAAGCGTGTCGATATGGAGCAAATGAGACTCCCGCATTCCTCCAGGCATCACGCAACTTCTTTTCTAATGTTCCAGTATCCATAGTTCACACTCCTATGTTAATTTCCAGACTCGCTATTATACGTTCAGGGGTCATTCTCTCACCTCAAGAATTCCCGGCACCATGCCGCCATCCCATCCATTGCCAATGGTTTTAAGTCGGTTGGCGCGGTTGGTCGTTTTGGATGTTAGCCTTGGGATCATCGGTTCTTTCCCCCTGTGCGCTTCTTCCATGCGAGCTTGTTCCCACAACTCCGAGAACAGGTCATTTCTCTCGGTCTCTTGAAAGTGAATTCCCTGCCACAGAAGGCACATTTCTTTTTCGTTTTGCGACCGGCCCACCTTTTGTCGGCGTTCATCTTCCCATGCCTTGAACGACACGCTGTTGAACAGACCGTTGAGTTGCGAGTCCGCTTGGGCTGGAACTTCTTGTTGCATACTACACATACCGCTGGCTGGACAGAAACACGGTCCCCCAACTCTTGATGAATTTTGATATGATGTTTTTGACAAAGGACCGCTACATTGCTCGGTGCGTTGTTGTTTGGGTTGCCGTCCTTGTGATGTCGTTCCAGGTTCTTTGTCGAACCACATACAATACATTTTGTCGCCTTGAACTTTCTTTGGGCTTCCCGATGTCCGGCGTTTTTTGTTCTCATTCAAAGACCTCCATAATTTGAACCCCAATATGCTGATTGGCTCAAGGGATGTCAAGCCCAAAGGCCAATTCATTAGCCACTCAACCCAACAGGGGTTCAACCGCCCGCCATCTTTCGTAGGATTTACCATTGCACCTAACCGGAGATACTTCTTTCCCCCCGACATTTGATACCCCTCTTGATTCAATGCTTCTGGAGTTGGAAACATCCTGACTGCTAGAGCTAGCGTCGGTCTCTTTGCTGCTCCTGGTGAATCGCTTTGATTGAATCTTGTCTGTACTCCCGCATCGGGGGTAGGCCACAATCCAGAGTCTCTTCCGCTTGTGCCTTGCACCACAGTCAGACGCCCCGACAATATCCCATTCACAATCGTACCCGTCTTCGGCCAAGTCCCCGAAAATTCGTCTAATGTATCTGTGAGCAAGGAGACCTGGTACGTTTTCCAGCAGGACATATCTCGGTCGTATGATGCGAATGGCGTCCCTTGTTTCTGGCCAGAGGTTTCGTTCATCGGCCTCGCCAAGCTGATTACCGGCAACTGAGAATGGTTGGCATGGGAATCCGGCAGAGAGCCAATCCACTTTTCCAGTAAAGAGTCTTGCGTATCTGGCGTTGAATGTCCGAATGTCATCGAAGATAGGTGCGTCTCCGAGAACTCCATCTCGTATTCTTGCCCGGATAATTGATCTACAATACTTTTCAATTTCGACATAAACTATCGTCCTATAATCTGGAAAGATATTTTGAAAGCAAAGCTCACCGATGGCACTACCTGAATATAGAGATACTCCATTCACTTCACCCGCTCCTGTTTGACTGTGAGGTTGGTCATCTTATTATTGATTCTATCTTTAACCCAGCAAAAGGCTTTCCATAAAACGTACCCCACGCCTGCCAATATCCAGTAAGCAGCTATAAATAAAATTATGCAGCCCCACAAAAATAATAATCCTGTCATAGCAATATCTCCTGTTTTTGTATTACCCATTTATTGATCCGCTCTCGATACTCATAGGCCGACTGGCAGCTTATCAGCACACCAGGCGGGTTGAACTCGTTAGCCCAGACCATTCCGTCCGGTTCGATTCGCCAGACCGGTTGGTTGTCGTCCCAGAAGAGCACACCATCAGGATAAAGTCCGAGCACTTGCTTTTTCCTGCTATTACCGAGAGCGTTGTTAATAGCATAATCCATGTTATCCCAATCCGGCTTCTGCGACGGAAACTCCAACTTACACACCTTCGACTTTGGCATAAAGAATAGCGTCCCGATCGCCACCGGATGATTCCTTGGGAATGGCTCTAAGTTGTGATCGAACATGAATTGAGTTACCGACCGGGCAACATGAGCCATCCATTGGCGTTTGTAGCCTTCGTCATACCGCTGCGGCTTAATCTTTCCGGGCACCTTCCGGGTCCGCCAGTCCATATCAATCAGCATCGAGTGCTTCCCTCTGGTACTCATTATCTTCTTGGGGAATGGCTGGGGATCTCCCACGACCCGAATTCTCATTAGGCCATCCGTGGCCAACGATGAACGATCCTTGTCATACATCAGATTGAGTCCTTTGGGTCAGTTTCAACGATTCTTGTGAAAGTTGTTCCAACCGACCAGCTACCAGCGGTTGAGTCAGCCGGATAACTTCCAGCTCAATAGCCGGAGCCGGGGCGATAGTGGTGCCGTCTGATAGTCTGTTGAGTGTCTTTGTCCCCTCGAGGTAAATTGGAAACCAATTAGAACCATCATGATCTATATTTGCAGGACTCAGGTAGCCATTCGCTCGATTGTCCCGTTCATGATATCCCATAAGATGCAAACTGGCCGGCTTAGTCTTGCGCGCCAAGTGGTAAGCATAGGTCTTTTTAAAATCACGCTCAAACTGAGATATGTGAAACTCTGACCGAACTTCCGTCCCAATGCTAATCCAACCACCTAACGCATTGACCGTACAGACCATCGCCGGATCGTCCACAGGCACGATCGATTGATCTGACCCATATCGTATCATCAGTTCACGAAATCGCCTGAGAGCCTCCACAGCTACCACCTCGCGGTCTTCCGGCGGATCGATAACTTGAATGAATTGGGCAACCGTCGGAAAAGTGTTATAGACATGAGATCGCCTTATCTGAGTTGCGGCCGAGTCAAAGTCATCCCAGCTATATTGTCGAAGATCACCCCAATACATTGTGATTTGAAAAGCAGTTAGCTTTTTCCGGTACATATCGGCCATACCGGTTAGGGTTTCTGAGAACTTTTCGAAATGCTCACTGCTTTGCATTTTTGGCCGCTTCCTCTCTACGAATCATTTCACCGGCTATCTTGGCATTGCGGGCGGTTGCGATGGCTTCCGGGGATAGTAGCTCACCTTGGGCCTCTCTGTTCTGATACCCACCCTCGATTATCTTCGTGAAGTATCTGGGTTTCATAATGAAATCGAAGTCACACCTCCAATTTTCGTGCCCCTCAGTTGGCGGAGTTCGGCCAGCTAAGAAGTCTGAGGCTTGAACCGTGACGAAGAACCGATTCCACCAATCCAAATTCGGTTGCTGTTTCCACCGAGATTGCATTGTCTTTAATCTGGCACCTTCAATCGACTTGATCTCTGGTAACGAAGTACATATTTCATTGAAAAGATTCATGATTTTTTGAGCGGGGAAATTACTTTTCTCTGGTCTGGTCTGCTCTAGTCTGGTCTGGTCTGGTCTGGTAGGCTGTAATTTTGTAGCACCCTTGCGACGTTTTTGTTGTACCTCTTTTACGTCAAGTTGTTGCCATCTTATGTAGTTAGGTATATCTATAACCACGGTTCCGTCTGCATTAATGTTGTAGGTGATCAGCATTTCCGCAGCATTAATGCTCAATGCTTGTAGTAACTTCACCGTAGTACGTGCATCGCAGGAGCAAGATTGCGACAATTCTGCAACATTTTTGTACCACACTTGACCGTCGTCTCGCTGATCCTTACAGGCCAGAAGCAATTGTAAATACATTCCCCTAGCATTTATTTTGAGCGACAGGAACGTCCGGTTGGTCCGAAGCGTGGTCCAAAGTTTGAGATATCCAGCCATTATTTGAATGCCCTGTTTTCGGAGTGACTGATTCTATGACAAGATGGACAAAGCCAAATAATCTCAAGTGGTTTATTATAGTCTTCGTGATGGGCATGCATCTTTACCTTTTTCGGAGAAATACCGCAATGAGCACAAAGACCTACAATTAATTTACCTGTTGCGATTGCATATTTAACTTTGCGGTGTGCACGATGAACAATTGGGTTTTGTTGACGGCGTTTTCTCTGTTGGATTGTTCGGCTGGGTTGGTTCACTTTTTGATATATATCAATCTGCGGTTTGTTTTTATTTCGCCATTCCGAGTGTATTTTTCGCTGTGTAGTATAGTTCTGGAGATACCATGACTTGCTATACCGAGAACAACAACTTTTACACTTCCCCTGCCTGCCTGTTTTCTTGCTCTCATCTTTATGGAAGCTATGTACGGGTAAGGAATCATTGCAGGCCGAGCACTGTATTCGGCTCCGACTACTCATTATTGCGTCTCCAAAAAGCCGATAGACGGCAGACAACAAACAGTATGTCCGACGTGGGACGTCTGTCCGTCTAAAGGCGATAATTGGTATTGTGAAAGAACTATTTGCATTTCAAGCTTACCAAAGTTTCAATACTTTGTCAAGTTTTTTAAGCGGGCGGGGGACTTTAACCCCCTCGATTAGTATCAGAATGGGAATGTCGCCTACGGTGGCGAACCCGCCTTTTGGTTAAACGTCCATATCGGTCTGGTTTGGGTCCACATCCGCATTGGACTGTCTTTCGTTCAGGATGTCCTCCGAATACCCAAATAGTTCGTCGGCCTTGACCATGATCTTTTTCATCTCAATTTCGTTTGCTATCGGGCCGGTGACCTTGAGAGAGATTTTCGTGTGGTGGAAAGTCTGCGACTTGTCCTCCGTGTGGGTGTGTTTTACAACTCCCATTTGTTAGTTCCTTTCTTCGGTTAAATTACCCCCTGACCGGACTGATAAACGCACAGCAAGTGCCCAGCCAGGGGACGGGTTATTTGTTTACTATCCGATGAAGTGCTAGTGGGTGCATCGGTGGCGTTCTTCTGACAGTATCTTTCGCCACCCATCCAGAACTTATAACCGTGAAGCCGCTCCCATCTTTATAAAACGCATATAGGGTATCGGAATCACGATAGAAAACGCCCTGATAAATATTTTCAGGCGTTGGGTCGTTCGGTACTAGCTCCGATAGCGGCCCTATAAGTGACCAAAACAACACAAATACTAATAGCACAAATACGAAAACACCCAATTTAATAAACATCTTCTATCTCCTTTTTCACCTTCCCGAACCGGCATCCCTCACCGGTCCAGGTCGGTATGGTTAATTGTTGGCGAGGCCGGGGCCATTCTCCCCGACACGGCAGCGGTCAACAATCCCGCTCTGCCTCAGAGTCTCATTACCGCTTGGGTCATAGCCTTCGCTCAACCAAGACGTTCCACATTTAGCGTCTCTCTTGCGCCACTCGCCATTATCATTATTCGGTCTCAATCTCACCCTCAGACCGCATTGAGAGCGGCCCATCGCTGACAGTGGTAAATAGATACTGGAAGCCATCACCCTTTGCCATATCGGCGAATATCCTCTGATTACTTGGACTCAGGGATTCCCAGCGATCAGCCAGAACGACTTTGAATTCTTTGGCCAGAGATCGAGCGACATCAATACCGAAACGAAGTTGCTCTGATGTCGATAGGTTGTCGATCATCTTGCCGTCAAGTGTGATGTTGTCACCGTCGATAGCCAGTCCCTTGATTGGCATATCAACCTTTGACATCAATTCGACCTGAACCCGGTCAACCAAGTCCTTGTAAAGATCGTCCAAGGCTTCGTGACGCTTGGAATCGGCCACCAATGATTCTTCCCTGGCCTTGATCTGATCGATCTTCATAACCAACTGTCGGGAAGCGTTGTATTCATCAATCTCCGCCCTGAGTGCGGTAGTATCAGGCTCGGCATATCCAGCCATCTTTGCTTTTAGAGCCTCGCCCTCAACTTTCACTTCCGCCCGCGCCTTCACGCAGGTTTCTAAATGAGACTCATATTCGCTGATTGTGTCTTTCAGTTGTTGGATTTTGTTCTCGGTGTCAGCAGTTTGTTTAATAATCAATTCTGAATCATCGCGCAACTTATCCAGAGTATTAACGCCCTGAATGTGAAGGGCTATCTTATTTTTGGCGTCATCGAGCTTGTCCATCTTCATCGATATATCGAAATCCTTAAACTTCTCAACGTCGAACGTTTCAGGGATCTCGAGCTTATCCTGTTCGATCGATTTAATCAACCTAGTCAGACCGACATTCTCTTCGGCTCGAAGATCGTACACCTTGGATTTAACCATATCGAGCAAAACCAAACCATGAACTTCGTAGTCAAAAGCCGATAGATCGATGAGATCAGCATCGGCCCCGGTAGCCTCTTCCAACTCCGGTTGAGTAATCTTGAAGTCGATAGCAGAAAGTAACATCTTGCGCCTGGCTCTCTTGTCGGCATCAAAAAACTCGGTAGGGTCAAGCGTACAGGGTCCGAGAATATCCTTAATGAATGCAACCGGAGTGGTCTTCGCTTGACCGTCAACAACCAGTTTGCGGGTGTCACCTTTTGCCGTGATGGTGCGGCCAATCGATATATTATCGTCAATCTCAATGGTTATTTCAGCCTGGTCCTCACCGACCATTATCTTGCCGGGTCCAAGCCGACCGGTCCCGAGAACGATCTGGATAGCCTCGAGGATGGCACTCTTGCCAACACCATTGTTACCCTCTATTTGATTGAACTTCTTTAGGTCCGTGGAAACGAAGTCTTTAATCGCCAAGAGGTTTCTGATCTGTATTTTTGTGAGTATCATAATTAAAAGTCTTTCCCGCTGGTTTCAGGTTGTGGCAATTCGCTCAAATGGCATTCGTAAGCGATCAGCTCGGTTAAGTCACAAGTCCCGAGGTCGGCTTTTTCAAGGTGCTTCATACGGTAGTCGACAATCTTGTGACCCTTGAGTCCATTAGCCTCTTCGAGCCGATAAATTGAGGTGATAATCTCATCCCTCGAAGGCGGTTCGGGGCTGGGTTCAGGTTCAGGAGCAACGGCTTGGAGTGGGCAATTCCCCTTTTTGCACTCTTCATCGTGAACATGAGGCGTTTCAGGGGTCTCAGTCGGCTTAATTTCGCCCGTCTTAGTGTCCACCTCTTCGCTGACAGGCTTATCGTAGGGAATGACCGTCGAAGGATCACCGACCGCCATCTGAGAGGCTGAGAGCGTCCCTATGGAAGCTGGCTTGTCTTTCGGTCCCATTACCTCAATCTCTGCATAATCGTACATTCCGAGAATGGCGGCAGGAGAATACCTTCTGGCCCCTCTGGTCAAGGCTCTGGCATAGAGCATATCCTTCGGGGACTTCTTGTAATTATCCTTACCAGCAAACCCAGCTTGCTTGGCATCATCCATCGTGAATTCGGAGATATAATCTACCTTGCCCTTTCTACCAGAGAATTTCAGGTGACAGACATTTTCGTCTGAGTCCACAACGTCGATAATCACCCCCGACCGTTCGAGCTTGGCCTGTATGAATTGAGCGGAAAAACCAAAGTTGCCCTGTATTACATGAATCACGCTCAGGGCGGTCATTGGCTGGATTCCGTGTTCGTGCCCGTACAGGACAGTAGCGAAGATTCCAGCTGCTCCACCGGAACCCTTGAACATGGGTGAATTCGCCAGCATAGACGACACCTGCATCAGCGTATTATAGCCAGCTATATCAACCGCTTGGATCAGATTAGCGGACCGCTCCTCTTTGATTACCAATTCGGTCGCTATTTCCTCCACGTCAACCACACCTGGTTTCGCGTTCTGTTTCTTGTCTGCCATTGGATTACTCCTATTCGATTAAGTCTTTCAGTTTTACTGTCAAAGTGGTCTGCTGTTTTGGCATCCGGCCGCTTCTAACATGAGGCACCCGACGCTTTCGAAACTTGAACTGAATTGGCCGGATATAATCAGGCACCGGCTCACCAAGCTTGTCATAAAACGCCCGGATATTGACATAGGCCAATTTACTTACTCTGGCGATCACCAGTCATTCCTCCAACTTCGCTATCACCATACAATTCTTCTATTATGTCGTCGATCACTTTACTTACGCTCTCAATAGTCAGCGTATTCCCCTCAACTTTCAAAACCGTATAGACTTCATCTTCAACATTAAATTGATCGCCAACCTCGATAGATATACTGTCATCAACAACGATTGTCGTCTCACCTTGCTTTGGCTTTGCGCTTATCAGGCCGATAAAACCGAGAAGTAAGTAAAGCGCATACAAGAGAGCGCCTACCATACTGACAAGACCTATCCATAAAATCACCTGGCCTATAATCCCAAACAGAGTATCCATCATTCGTCCTCTTCCTGTGGCATGTAGAACTCACAATCCTTGGTAAATGGGCAGAACTTTTTGGTGCAAATCCAGTCACCCGGCCGAGCTGGTGTCAGGACATTGATATCCGTCTTAGCCGCTTCAATCAGCTTTATTGCCTGAATTACTCTGGCAAAAAGAGGCTTGATCCAATGGTCACTTGGTATCGCTGTGACCGGTCGGGCCTTTGGGGTCTTTAGTTTTTGCAGAACATCGAGCGTCACCGTGGCCGGATAGTGGCCATTCTCAACCTTATAAGCCGTGCAATACATCGCCGTTTGAGTTGTCCTAGCTGATTTGATAGCCCCTCGAGAGGACTTCGTATCGTGAATAGCGTCTTCCTCGATCACGTCGATCGTTCCGGCAAGGTCTATCGGCTGATCGGTGAGCTCAATCACAAACTGCTTTTCTACTTCGATCGGTCTTAGGTTTGGAGCTATTTCGTTGTAATGTAGCATAGACAGCGCAATCGTCTGGTCAAGTGCCGTCTGATAAGTAGTTGTCTCGATCGCCGCCTCTTCTGGAAGCAAGTCGACACCCTTGCTCCATCGAGCCGCAAAATCCCGTTCGACCACTTCCCGGACGCTGGTAGCCGTTGCCGCTCGCCAGTCGTTTTCCATCATGTGCCGAAGATTAAACTCTACGGCCTTATGGAGCGTGATTCCGGTAATCTGGGCAACCGTGTGATCGGTTCTCTCTTCTTTAGGCCAGATGCCAAATCGGTGGCCATATTTGCGCTTGAACTGTTCTCCGCAACCCGCGAGAGTGTTCAGCATGCTTACATGAAGCTGGGGTTTAGAGCTTACCATAACCTAAGTCCTTTCACGAACTCCCATTGAGATTGAATCGATTCAAAGAAGGTTTGACAGGGATCTTGATAGCTTTTACCACAATACCAACTTTCCATAATCCATCCTAAAAATGAGCACGCAAGGTAGAGGATAATAGCCAAGACGACAAAAAAGAGAACTACCTTAACTATATCGATCCAATAGTCTAAGCTGTATCTCCATCGTGGTTTTGTTTGAATTGTTGGATCATACGGCGGAGGTAAGTATTCAGGCATTTGATTAGTTGTCATTGGGTTTCCTCACAATCGGCTCAATGATGTCCTCGCGATGATTAAAGTTATGCTTAAACTTACAGATAGAACAGACACCGCCATAGTAGATCACAAACTCACCATCGTTCCAGTAAATCTCATAATCTTCCCGAAACTGCTCGTTGCCTTCGTCGGTATCGGTCTGACATTTTGGGCAAGTTCTCCAATTAGTTGCGCTCACGGCTGAATCTTTTCTTTGGCCAAGGCGATCATCCGCTTGTAATGATTCATCATGGCGAATAAGTCGCCAACGTCCGTAAACATGAATTTGATTGCGTCGAGAGATAATTGCTCAACCGGTATATCATGTTTTTCCGAAACCTTACAAAGAGCCTCGTTCAGCTTCGGGTCATCGATTTTGATTCTGAGATCCATACCAACCTCGTTTGTTAAAAGTTAATCTTCTATCTTCGCCAATCCGGTATCAATGCCCTGATCCTTCATGTAACGTCTGACAATCCTATCGACGATCTGAGACCGAGAACGCTCTTGCAGGGTAGAACAATCCAAGATGAATTGCGTTATCCCAACTGATCCGGGCGTGTACGTGAACCCCTTTATTTCGACTGTCTTTTCGTCTTGCATATTTTCTCCTGATTCAAGGTTGCCATTAAACTAACATGCCCCACTATAAAAATATATTAAATAAATGTCAAGGCTTTTCTTTTGTCTGGCCATGATTATTTTTATCATACACGGGTGGCCTGTGGAATTCAGAAGGCTAAACAGAAAAAGACCCACGCCGCGGTATGACGACGTGAGCCTTTATGGGAGGGTGTTAACGAACCCCGGGGTTTTTATATTGGCACGTAGATTCCAAATGCAGTTACCCAACCACCTTCGAAGTCACTCTCTTTATCAAGGGAGAATCTTTTCTTGTGATAGAACCAGCCACCGTAACCCTGACCAAACTGGAAAGCTCCCGCAAAACCCGTAGCCCCAACGATATACGCGATAGGCGGTTTACCGTCGCCGGTCTCATTTTGCCATTGTAAGTTGGGTCCAAGTATCGGTCCAATAGATAGGAATGATCCGGGTATGTCGAGCAGGTAGACGGTCTCGGTATTGATAGTTTTGTCCTCGCCGAAATCCCCACTCACGAATTCCCACAAGTTACCCGTCAACCGGACCCCACCTCCAAACGTGCCGACGACTTCCTTGTCGTACCGGAGACCGAACATCCAGACCGATTGATTTTCAGCCATAGTCTGGCCAAATCCGGCCGGTGTCAATGCGGTAAACATAAAGACCGCAACGAGTGCCGTTAAGATTAACTGTTTTAATTTCAAGACTTACCTCCTTTTAAGGGATTTTTCTTTTTGGTTTTGAGCATCGAATGGGCCAGTGAGGATGTCACCGATCCAGTAGAAATGTAGGGCCATAACTCTTCAAAGGGAACGTCCATACCTGACATTTCCTTTGCAAGATAGATAGTACCGGTATTGAGCAAGATCGATATCATCTGACTGCTGATTGGCCAATCACCTGGAATTTTAGATTTCAGGAATTGAGTAACCGGCACTACGAAAAGAACACTCAACGTAGGCCAGATCGAATTGAAGAAAAATTCAGGTTGCATTTTGTTCTCCTGATTCAGCTTTTCGGGCCGTTGCGTACTGTGAATAATCGCCGGTTTGGTGCGCCCTCAAAACACCAAAGTGGATATGTTGCTTATGATATATTACATAAAGGAAGTGCTTCGACCAGTGCGAGTTCAGGTAGTTCACAGTCCAGTCAATAATTTCCTCAGCCATATCTCTCGTTCGAATGTCAAGACAATACCCTGTCAAGTGCCCAGAGAATTCCCAGCCGCCAACCTTTTTGTTATATTCATCTGACCGGTTGACGCAGGTAATCGTCGGGATATAATTAAACCGACGTTTGAGATCTAAAGACAGTCCAAGCATAACCGCAACCATGAGAGGCGAGAGCCAGTTCAACAATTCAACTTCCAACTCCTGAGCGTGATCCGATCCATCATCCTCGTCGAACTTTATTTCCAACATAGATCAATTCCTTTCATGTTAATCGTCGTCTCTATTCCATCTGGTCAAGAACTGAGGGTAGACTACGGTATCAGAAACAGACACCCGCATCCTATACTCCTGCTTTCGTCCGCCTCTTCGTCGATTGTAGATTGTAATCTCCCAGAACGTCGAATCGTTTGTAAATATCGAGTTTGGATACATATCGACGATGGCCAAACCTGAACTGTTCGCCTCGGTTTCGCTAACCACCGGTGTAAAAATATAATCGGTTCCATCGGACAACAGGCTATCGTTCACCGATACAAGTTCAACTCGAACGAAGGCACCAGACAAGAATGAACCATTCGCCTCTCGTAGATCGAAAGCGACTTGTGTCAAGCTGCCAGCAGTTCGGAAGACAAAGAGGGTATCCGTACCCGCACCTGTGACTGTGAAGGTATCTATATTATTAGAGTACCCCGGTTCAGTTGTGAAGATCACCCAATCGTCAGCGTCCAGGTTGAACGAAGCCTCACCGTCGTTATCGGTTAGCTGGAATAGTGGCTGAGAGCTTTGAGCGACATTGTTGATATAGAGTGGTGCCGCCCTGAGAGTGGTATCAGGTGACGCCGAACTATCGATTAGAACCCAGACAATAGAAAACGCACCATCACCAGCCGGACTGGAAACACTACTGACTTCGGTATCAAGAAATTTCCCAAAGGTGCCGGCGGTTGTATGCCCAGATTGCAACTCATCCCACACGCCATCGACGATAGCAGAAACCGTCAAGCTCCCCGCCTCACCTTGGAACGATGTAGAATCTTTGAACCTGGCAATGGTATCGCCATCCTCATTGATCGAGGCGATTATGACATTACCAGCAACCGTTATTTCGATCACAGTATCTTGGCTGAGTCGTGCAAAGAGATTGTTCAGTAGCATCAACTTGGTGTCGGATGTGTCGGTCAACGATGCTTCCAAGGCTAATGCTGAAACATCGGCCGTTGCTCCCCATATCTTAGCAGAATCACCGAATGATCCCGCAACTCCGTCACGGGCCTCAAGCAGAGATAACCAAATCGAATCAGCAGCAATTTGTCCAACACTTTGAAGTGTATAAGACATATCATCATCTAAACTCGTAAGTGTGCCATTGTTAATAACTTTTACAGCCCCTCTAACTTCAACTACGCCTGATACAACACTTGCATTAAATGTTAATTGGCCCGATCCAGCAAATGTAAGACTATCAGTAACCCCCTCTCCCATTGAATCAACTACTAATGCACCCTGAAAATCTTGGAATACAGCAGATTGTGAAAGTGATGTTCCAAAACTGATAACAGTTCCACCGTCAGGATTCCCTGAAAAACATTGATGGAATCTGTAATTAGCAGCGGCAGACATCTTAATCAGCCCATTTAGAGCGCATCCCAAGAAAGCAGAAGCGTTTAAAGTAATATCATTTATCACGCATTCACGAAACACAACCCTATTAGAGCCAGTGCCTACTCCCGATATTTGTCCCCTGATAAATCTTGCGCCACTAACGGATTGCCCTCCAAGAGCAACTGTATATCCAGACCCTGTAAATTCCCAAGTGTCGTAATTTTCATCAAGTGTTATATTAGACCCAGGAAGAAGTCTATAAACTCTAAATCCTTTTGCATCCGCAACGATTCTTGCATTTGCCAGTGACCCATCATCAATAGGATTTTCAATTGTTCCGTCAACGCCTACTAAAGCAGTCGTGGATCCGCTTGAGCTAATCCATACAGCTCCACCCTCATAGCTACCAGTAGAAGTTTCAGAATGAACAATAGCAGGAGTGATGCTATACTCAGTTGTCGCATCTGGAATGGTAAACCATGTTGGTCTTATATTAGCTGATTGATCTGAACCAGTATAATCAACAATCAAAACGGGAGGCTGTCCTACTCCAGTCCCTCCAACTATTGTTAATCTACTCCCATTATAAAAATCATCGACAGAAGATACAGTTGGATCACCACCACCAGTTTGTAGTGATATAGTGTTTGATGTATTTGCAGGAACATTATCGCTGGTTCCAGTATGAATCGTTCCAGCATCAGACAGTTCACGAATTCTACGACCTAAACTTTTGGCGATATTATGATCGCCACCCGTTAGAACTTCATCTGCAACGGAGTCGGAAATAGCCGCCATATCTGCATCTTTAATTCCGACATCATTCGTAACAGTTGTAGTGGTAACCACAGTCCCTATGGTTGTACCAATTAATGATTGGGTTGAAGTCGAAGCATCAATGTTAGCCCAATCAAGTCCAGCAGTTCCCCCCGCTGATATATCAAGTGTTCGTCCTGCGACAGTTGGTCTTACCCATTTAAGACTTGTGCTATCAAGTATTTTGACTATAACAGTCAGCAAAGAATCGATTGCCGTGTTGTAATCTCTCGTCTGATAAAGTTGGAACTCACCACGAAAGGGTGTCAACAAATCAAGACTGATATCCCAAATATTAACTATATAACTATAAAGACCATCCCTCCCGGCACCGTCGATATTGGCCACTGAAAGTTTCCAACTATAGGTCTCAAAATTGAATGATCCAGTAGTAGTAATGAGAGAACTGTTGCCGAGCACAGAGTCCTCATACGCTATTGCTCCATTAGGCAAATAAACATGTATGAAGAGAGAATCTCCGGCGGCCAGGTCAACTAAATTATGACCAGAAGAATCAAGTAGAAAGAACGATGGCGATATAGAATCTGCCGCTGTTGATCCTGTATTATTTACTATATTTGCTGATGCTGAGTTAGCCACCAACATCAATGTCAGTATGAAAAGTATTTTTTTCAGCATCTTAGAATTCTCCTAAAATTATTTGTCTTCGTCTTCTTACCTGTGGGTCCGCTCCGCCTCCGGGAGTGTAGGTTGCATACATCGCGTAGTATCTGCCCTCGTCTTGGAAATGATCCCACGTTGCATCGAGGGTCGTATTGTTGCTGGTAGAACTACCATCGACGCCATTAGCCTTAAATACCGCAACCCCGCCAACCTCGTCACCAAAAGCGATTGAATAAACAACCCCGGCCGTTAGAGTTATCGACACGGCATCCGTATCATACCAGACGGACGGACTAGCCGAAGTCAAGAGTATCCCATGAGGTGATCCAATCAACGTAGTATCTCCAGTAGTTCGATCATAAAGTCCTATATATATAGAATCATTAGAACCACCATCACCTTCTCCGAACAGAGAGAACTTGGTTATCTCATCTCCCGATGAGGCCGTATAGCTTTGGTTGTCGTGAGAGTCCATAATGGCATTACCAGCCCCTGTCCCAGACAAACCGAGTCCCGTGGTGTCCGGGTCCGATCCAAAGGTTGCTCCGTAAGAATCAACCGACAGAATCAGAATCAATAATGGTAGGATATATTTCATTATTCTAATATCTTAAACGACCAGCCTGAATCGGACCGGATTATTCTCACCGTCTGAGTTTTCAGCTTGGTATTGTCGTCACCTGTCACGTACCGAGTGACCAACGCCCATTCGGTATCACCAGTAACACCAGCCGAGATTACATGACCATCTATCTGTGGCTCTCTGGTTGCCATAAAGAACTTTACGGATTCGACAAAGCTGATTGCGGGAGTGACAGTCGGATTATATCCATTATCCCAATAGACCGAATCAGGACTTTCCACCCAGACGTAAATCGTCCTATGATTCACCACGGACGAATCAGAGGCCAATGCCCAAGTGACTACCATTCCCCACTTGTTGCCGCTTCGATCTATTTGTGACCCTTTGGTCAGCCTGACCGGATCGCCCACGCTGATAAAGTCTCCAGTCGCAACTAACTCAGCCTGACGTTCTTCGATAGTGGCGGCCGTTGCAGTAACAGCGAACGCCAGTAAGATTATGGGTATCATTCTCATGTCTTATTCCTGTCTATTAAATTATTTTCTTACCACACTTAAAACAGTCGATATTATACAAGATGGTCCTGTCTGATCTGGCAGGAATATCTCATGGATCATACAAATATCAGTCCAGTTCTGAGCTTCGTCGGATGCCCTGACAGCTACCCAATAATATCCATTGTCTGGAAACTCAACAGACAAATAGGCGGTATCTAAGGTTAATGCAACCTGCGGGGTAATGGTATCAGTTATCATATTCCAATCGGACCAACTCGCCAGAGTGTCATCAGTCCAACGCCATTCTATCTGGTAGGCGGTTCCAACAATTCCATCATCGCCGGGGTGGGTGAACTCGATTTCAATGTCAGTATTTACCGGACCAGCCGACAGACCGCCGAAGCAGAAGATCAGGACGAATATCGTAACCAGTATATGTCTCATTTATTGGCTCTTCTTTTTCTGATTAAGATCATACAGGACGTCCCTCGTTACCGTTTGAATCATGTCAACTGTCTTTACATGATATAGTATAACGACCCGCCTATCTTCTGAAACGAATCGGTGGATTCCATCGGACAATAACCCCGTCTGGATATCACAGGTCGGCCAGACAGGATACTCTTTCATCGTGTTGATCTGTTCTGTCGTGAAACCTTCATACAGCAGCCGAGTGACCACCTTATTCATGCTGTCTGTTTTAGTTTCAACTTCGCCGGCGTTTGCGGTAATAGCCAAAAGGCAAATCACCATAATTGATAGAATCGTTTTATGGATGAGCATGAATACTTCCGTTCTCTGTGTGTCTCATTATCATTTGTTTTAATTCATTCTTGCTTACGACCAGAGAGGAATCCATCGCCTCCTGCCAGTTTATATCCAGGCCATGAGCAACAACGACCTCTGTTAGATTATCTATCCTTACTCCATTATTTTCAATATCACCTGATATTGAATTCAAAACAAACCCACCGGCCGCACTGACCATGCTAACAAGAGCAATGATCGCCCAATTTAGTAAGGTACTCGTTTTCACGTTGTCAGTCATATTCGATTCCCTTTATCCAAAAAGTTGTATGCCCACTATCTTAGTTGAATCTTCTAATTGAGTGAGAGATATTGGCAAGAACTGCCTCCCTGACCAACTTGACCCAAATAAAAGAACATGAGGATCAACAGTAATCGGATCAAGTTCAAACCAATCGCCGAATTCCAGGTCGGCATATAAATAACCAAGAGTTTCGAGTGTAACTACGTTATGCTGGTTTGACCAGATGCCATCAGAGCCGACTAAAAATGCTGCAATGGCTGCCGCATGTGTGCCGGCCACATTTTTCCACCGTGCTTTATATTCCTTTAGTCCGAACGATGTAATGGAGGCCGCATCGGTAACGGTGTCAATGTCTATGTATTGACCTCTGTCCTCCATCCAACGAGACTCGTAAGTAATATCATTGAATATCTTCTGCTCTTTCTTGACTGATATCGATCCCTGTTTTATGTGCGAATAAGGGATGACAATCGGGTGCGAACCCCGAGTGGCTGTCGTGGGAGTCGTGTCAGACATATCAATCAGCTTTGCTTTACCCGATGAGGAGTATATAAAAGAGAATGTTGATTGTTCGCATAGCTGCCTGATAGCCTTGTTACTGTCCATTGTATTATCATCATGGAAATTGATTCGAGCTTCAATCGAAGTATTCTCGGCATTTATAAATGATACCAAATCGATGTCTGCATCAACCAGTCCGAGTTCGTCACGCAGAATTGATTCGATAATTCCAGCGGGGTCTTTTATAAATTGTCCATCGGCGTAATTACTGGAACGGCCGGTAATCCAGCTACCATATTCACGACCTTCGCAACCAGCGAATCCATTCTCAACAGTCTTTACTCGATGCCTCATGTTCAAGCGGATGTCGTAAACCCTGATAAGGGTTTCATTTAGCGAAACACCATCCCCCGTATTGGTTGTCTGGGTCACGTTGGGATCAGTCTCAAATTCCATATATAGGACCAACGGGAACGAGCCCTCTGAATCGATGATACTCGAACCCTCTGCACTATGTTGTCTCAAGTGAAATGCAAAATCTTCTCTTAGATCAGTCACGCCTTGAGTCTTAAATATCCATTCATCCCCGACTGACCTGGCAGACGTTGAAGAACTAAAATCGACCGTTATACCAGTCGTGATTGCTTGAGAGGAACCTGTAATCTGCACAGCCTTTTTTCCAAGACCGCTGATCCGAGCAACCCATTCAAACGTGCTACTGGACCATGTTCCAGTATCTGTTGCCACAAATGTGTCAAGAAACGTGAATTGAGTTGAAGACCCGACGATCAGGACCGTATGAAATCCGTTGTAGTTGGTCGTCCCTAATATCGAAACGATATCACCAACAATTAAATTGTGATCTGCGTCCGTGTTAGCATGCACGTTTGCCCCGGCATCGGCAAAGGAACTTATATTGCCAGCGGAAGTCCTGTCAATAGTCACGGTGATTTCATCGTCATCCGCCCCTACGTTCGATCCGCCAGATGTCATATCATTTGGACCGGAACCGGCATATGTCGGATCAAAAACTGCACTTGATGCCGACCCCTGCCCCCAGAAAACATTGATATCCTGGAGGTTATTATTAACCACAACGGGATCAGTCAGGGTAGCTCTTTGGTCAGTACCATCCGTTTGCCGATAATAAATGAATGCGTTTTCAAGTGAGAATGTTAAGGCAGCATCGTCGGTCACACACAGCAGTTCCAATATATACTTATTGGCACCACTAATGGTTATTATATCTCCCACATCATTTTCTAAGGGACCACCTGTGACGTGAGTATTGAACGCTACTAATATACGGCAATGGCGAGAATCACCATCATCGGTTCCCTCATCGATGTAATCTAACAATTCAGCATAGGTAGTACTCTTGCCGTCGAAAGCATTGCCAAGGTTAGTGACATTGGTATCGGGGACTGACTGATCGTAAGCCCCACTGTAATCGTCAATTGGCCTAACTCTGGTATTCGCCTCAAAGTTTCTCGGTATAGACGGTGCCCCCGGAAGCACAAGAGTAAAGGTTCCCCGTCCAGAATTGTCAGCGTCAAACGTGGTGTCTTCGAGTATTGTGGGATCAAGAAAGCCATTCAATTTAGTATGACTTGCGTCTATCTGATTCAGTATGTGGTCACTTACTACCCAGGTTGACTCAACATTGTCATCAATTTGAATTGCGACGGCCAGGCCGGTATCAGTTGCATTGTCCACCGCATAGATAAATTCCCCGTAAACGAGTGGAATTAGTTTTGATCTGTTCGCAGCGGGAGCGGCCGGAAATACTGAACTTATAAGATTCTGCGGCAAGATCGCAACCGTAGCTTTTGTACTATCGACAGCGCGTAATTGTATTTGATTGACTGAGTAGGCGGGGGATGTCGTAAGTGTACCCACAAACCGCACCAAACAATCAGAGAGACCAGTAACAAGACCGCCTGCGGCGAGATATAGAGTCACAGTTGCATTTAGAATCGAATCCCATTCATCAGATAGGATGGCACCGGTCCCGAGATAATCCGCATTATTTAAAGTCAGACGAACATCTGAAATTCGCCACTGCCGGGTATATAGATCAATCGATTGTGCTATCGATATCCGGCGGGTTAGGAGTGGGTAAACATGACCATCTGTCAGTTGCATATCTACATCAGAGAACAGCCAGACGGTCGCTCCGTCATCTACCTTGACAATTAGATGCCGATCAGCGGCCGTGCTCTGCTGGAACGGCGTGAAGGCGGCTGGTCTGGTTAGCATCAGAAGACCTCGCCGTCTGGTATAAATGGCAACTGCTTCAAAGTGAACGCTGGCCGATAAATCTGTTCGGAAATCATCTGTTGCGATAGGTTGTCGCTGCCAAATCTCATCAATCTATCGTCCTCGCCATCTTGAATAACGATCATAGGGAACCGGCGACCTTTACTGTCAATGAAAGCATCCTGCAACGCCGTGAAATCCGTCTGTTCGATGAGGTACATCTTGGGATCGATGTCGATTGAATTGCTATTGACGCCCCTGATAAACTCTCTACCGCCTCCTGCGCTTGCGATCCTGTTGAAAAACATCTTAGAATCGTTCTTGGGCAGGTTGGACGATTTGGTTATGGTCTGTTTTTGAGTCAAAAAGAAACCACCAATATCGGGGATATCACCGCTGCCACCATAAGTATATATTATTCTCCAAAATCTTTTAGATACGGGAGTGGAGTCTTCTCCAATCTGCAAAGGAAAGTCAGAAGTTAGGTCAGGAAATACGGTCGTCTGCAATGTTGTGGATGAATAGGCACCGTCGTCATTGTCGTCGCTTTCTAGTACATATTTATTACCAACCTGAAAGGTTACACCGAGATAGTTACGGACCCAAATAGCAATAGCATCCACCTGCTTAACCTGTCCGAGATCTATATCAATCGTCTGTTGAGCCGTCGAAGTGGCCCGCCAGGCAGTATCAGGATTATAATCGAAAGCATTCTCGATAGGGAAGCCAGCGGTCTCAGATGTAACGGCTGTGACCGATGCTTTCAGGAGTGGACCCATAGTATGCAAATCAAGCGAAGGCAATAGGTGATCCTCCCGTTATGTTCTGATCGTCGATGTTAAATCGTCCGAAGCCATCAAGATTGGCCTGCTCAAGGGCTGGTATTAAGTCATTCCTAACAAATTCCGTGCTTGTGACCGGTCCATTGAAGTTCACTGTTATACCTCCCCCACCGCCATTAGACGAAGCGGGAGAAATTGACTCAGATATGACATTCGAAACAGCCTGACCGAAGCCCGGAGCACTTAGGGAGTTAGTCAGCCCACTCATAAATTCCCGACCAAAATCCTCACCATTACGTCGCGCAAAAGCATCGTTGATAGGGTTGTCGAAACCGAGAGCTTCTTTACCTCCCTTAATAGTACCAGCGGCAGCGAGAGCAGGGCCAACGGTCGCTCCGAGGGATAATGCTGCCATCGCCGCAACGGCACTCCATATAGAATCAGCAAGTTTCTGCGCGGCGAATGCTTCGGCGAGAAATGCAGCGGTGGCGGTGGCTGCGGCAACGGCGACAGCCACATTAGCCCCAGCTAGTGCAAAGGTCGAAACGGTCAATTCATCCTCTTTCTTTTTTCCAATTACGGTCGTTGCAATCCAGGTGAACAATGCGACAACTGCGGTTTTGACTAAACTACGAACGATAGACTTACCAATATCCTCAAATGTCTTTTTTATATTGGTGGCCATGTCATTCGTATTGAAAATCAACCCCTGAGTAATTGTGTCGAATATCTCAAGGACCGAGTCCTGTAATAGCGACCACTTCTCAATCCAATCGTCGACCATCATTTGTGTCTGTTCAGCAGACACCAAAGCGAGTTCCTCAATCTCTAACTCAAGGTCAGACATGGTCTGTTCCAGCAATTTCCAAGCGGGGACACCCTCTTCGACCACCTTGACCGAAGTGTCACCTATAACCTCTTGCAGAGCTTCAAGATTGATTGACACAGCTTGAGTCTGATCCCTCATTTCGGCCAATCTTCGGTTGTAATCTTCAACGGCAAGAGCGGCCAAATTACCTCTGTTTTGAATTCTCGCAAAGGCTTCTGCACTATCTTCCCCTATTTTTATAATTTCACCCCTCGCCACGAACGTAGCGTCCGTTAGCTGACCCATTTGTAGAGAGGCTTTGACCAAATCAATCGTCGATATCTTTGGCCCTGCTATTTGTTCAAGTTGAAATCGGAACTCCCTTATCGATATAAGACCAGTATCAAGTTGGCCAATGAGATCGTTTAGTCGATCCGTCCACAGCTTAGTATTATCTGAGGCCGCTTTTAACTCTCTACCTGTTTCATCTAACGGGGCACCAAGAGCCGATACTGCACCGAGCAGATCCCCAAAGAAAAGAATTACCGACTTACCTGTATTTACCAAGTCGATGAATATAGTGAGCACAACCTGTAACGCTGGCAACAGGAGTCGGAAGATATCCTCTTTGAGGTCGCCAAATCTCTCCCCCAAAACCTTCATCTGGACAGAGAATGATTTTGCTACATCCTTGGCCGCACCGCCGAACTTCTGAGTAATCTGCTCAATAGCTGCCGCAAACTTTTCGTTCTTGGGAATAGCCTCATCGATGATAATACCATACCGGCTCAGAGTTGAGGTATATCCAACCTGGGCCTTTGAAATAAGATCAACCGCCGATGATAGAGAGATACCAGAGCCAACAGCCAGATCAGTAGCAACTCGCATTTCCTCTTTGGCCTCTGAAATTGACGCTCCAAAATCAATGAACTTCTGTATTCCCTTTGCAACGACCTCATCAGAAACACCGGTGAGCGTTTGCATTTCATCCGCAAACTTTCGTATTTCATTTAGTCCGTTGGTTACCTCGATGTTATGTCGCTTCAAGGCACCGGCAACAGCCAGCCATTGACGTTCACTCTCAGCACCAACGTCAACAATATCGCTCAGTATATCAAAACCAACCTTCAACGTCGCCAAGGCGGCAGCTATACCGAGCAGATTATTCTTCAACCCGGCAAACGCCGATTTAGTCTTATCCTTAGCATTGATGACGATGTTGACGTTCTGATTAGTTGTTGGCATTCTCTATCGCTTTCAGTTTCTTGATGATATGAATCTCCGATTCAATCACGTCCACTGCACTAACCCAAAAGGCAGGGAGATTAAAGTATTCCCCCGGCGTTCTGAGATTCTTGATTCCACCTGTTGCTCCGAACATTCTCATAATATCATTCGTGTCCCGATCTACTAACCCGAGCGGACAGAGATTGATTTGGATTACAGTGTGATAAACCGTTGACATACCAGAGACCTCTTTGGACTGAGCATCCTCTACGGCTTTCCACCAAGTTTCTCTTGTTGCCTTGATATCGCAATTCTTATCTCCAAGATTTACTTCATTGGCCTTAGAAAAGCACTGAGTAAAGTTGCTGCCTACTCCGCAATGCTCGTGTGTTCGCCCGCCGCCGTACCAGGCGAGTCCGACGGCGAGTCTGAGTTTTTTGCTTTTTTCTCCAGTACGTCTGACTGAGTTATAATCGCACCCGCCAGACCCAGAAAGTCTTTGAGGCTATCGAGCCTAAGAAGAAGTTCCATCGTTATCTCTTCGTCAATGCCCTCAATACTCTTGATTTTGGGAGCCATGAATTTGGCTAGTGGTTTCAATGGAGTTGCCGACGGATCATCCGTATTCACCAGTCCTTGAAGATCTATCTGCTCCATTACTGTGAGCGGATAAATGTCTACATAAGTAGGCTCGCCATCGTCCCAAATTGCAACCGTGGTCGTTTCCTGTAAATTGATTAGCTTGAAAGCCATGTTTACACCCGTACCTTTCGTTTAAAACCCTCTATCTATATCGTTAGCTATAATGATGGTCGCCGGAGAAGTGTCTTTGTCAAGGCCGTACAGTTCCCCGACAAGGACAGCACTCATCACGCCATCGTAATCTCGTTCCACATCCTCAGTTAATTTGCCATGAATGGCAATGTCGAAATCACCGTCATCGGTCCCAGGGGAAGCGTTGCCGTATCCGATATTGATATCGATCGCCGTACCTGCGGCAGCGTTCACAAAGGCCGTCATCGTGTTGACGTCGTCCTGAATAGGGATATTAAAAGTGCCGCCTCGTTCGGTGATACCATAGTTTTCAAACTCACCATTATCCTGTCCACACTTCATAAGCGTCTGGCTCAGAACTATCGTCCAGGCATTCTTTAGAGCCACGGTCTGAGCACCGGCCCCGAAATCAATAGTCTGCCGATCGGCATTGGCGTAATGGAAGCCAGCCGAATTAAATCGGGTCCATGTACCGGATGGATCGGAGGTTCCATCAATAGCCCCTCTGGCCACCATGTCACAAGAAAAACTGATCTTGCCGGATGGCTCACAGCTAATCGTCAACTGCTGACAAATCGAGTCGGCCGCTTTTCTACTCCTCGAGGCGGTAGGATGACGGCTGAACACGGTGTAAAAGAATCCAGCATCAGAACTAAAGTCCGGTTGCTGAACAGCACCATCGACCGGAATGTCGAAGGTTTTTCCGAATGGTGACAACGCATCCTCAACGACGTTCTGGAAAAATGCCGCCAACAATAAATCAAGGAATTCCTGCCTGACCGTTGGGATGACAATCGGGAACTCCGGCATGGATTCATTTGTATCGACCAGAACATTACCGTCGTGCATAAACCGAGTGCCATTGGCGGCAGGGTCTTTGCGAACGTTCAACGCATTCTTGAGGCTGAAATGCTCGCTTTGCAACTCCGCCCCATTATTGGCGGTAATCAGGTCCACACTATCAAGTTCGGCAGTGCCAAATACAGACTGGAGCACTATACCATATTGTTTCTCTGATCCTACTAAGGCTATATTAGCCATTACTTACCACCTTCCAATATGACCAGATCAAGCTCGATCAACCGTTCGGCAATGGACCGGGGTAACTCAATCGTTTCGCCAAGTTTAAGTTTACGGAAATCATTTATTGCAATTCCGAATTTCTTCTGAGCGTTACAAGCTGGCCACGTTGTAGTTCGCGGCAACCCGGTAACCTTAACTTTGCCGGTAGTCTTAGGCTTTGGATCTTCTGTCTTTTCTGTATTATTAGTCATATTACGACTCCTGTGGATAACATACATAAACTTTGACGATGGTAATCACCTCAGCCCCCATAGTGGCAGACTCTGAGAATTCTTGCTGATTGGTTATACTTTCAATGTGTTCAATCCAAAACGGGTTAGGTGGTGTCTTGAATCTGAACAGATTTGATTCTAATTTATTTGCAACCCCTTCGGCCAATCTCATGGTATCCCGTTCTTCGAACCGATCCCCGATGTATGCCGTGTGGACCCGACAAGAACAAGCCATCGTCCATTGTAAAGCAGGGCCATTCTCAACACCTTCGAAGGTAGTTCTGGCGTCAACGATCTCTACGGTGACGGCATTCAGTTCCAACCTGGCGACCTTATGGCTGTCGTAGACAAAAGAAAAGATCGGATCGAAACCGCTGGCAATGGTGGTCTTTAGCTCATTCATAAGCGTCACGATATCGTCCCGGGCGTTATCTGCGAATTGGATTCCTACGACATCAGCCATCAGTAACTCCCCTTCGGTGTCCAGTAGAGCACCTGGAACGTTCCACGGATGACGCTCTGTTTGCTATCAGTGATCCGGTAAGTTGGCATTTCCATCCAGAACATTGCCAGTCCATTAGCACCTAAATCCGGGTCTGAGTTCGCAAATTGCTTGAGGGCGGCCACCATGTCATTGCTGTCGCGTTGTAGGGATTCATGGGAGCCGCCGTTGAGATATCCGGTAACCGTTATCGTTATCGCAAACCGATCGTGAGTACCGTCGGCAACAACCTGCTCTTCGGTCCCCTCTTCGTTGACCATCAGAAGTGGTGTCTGGCCCTTGAACTTATTTAGATAGTCTTCATCGAAGGGCTTTATATCAGCCACGTTGACCGAATAGGCGTCATCGTATTTGATATCCTCAATGGCCAGTAGGATATTAATGATTATGTCGTTGCGAATGGACATTAGATATGTTTTTTATCCTGATTTATTAAATACATATTTCCCTTCAGGAGCCAGACGCCGAGCTGAATTAGAACCTTTGCCACGGCAACCCTAAAAGCAAGGCGACGGGACATGCGCGCAGTGATGGTCAACGTGCATTCAAAACTGCCGCTCGGAATATCTCTTACTATTACAGTCATTTTAACCTCTTATTTGAACGGCTTTAAGATCGCTTTATCGATAGCGGCCAAAGCAGCCTTTCCTTTATCTCGCCAGGTTGGACCAACAAACGCGTAAGCTTGCATTTTCCTCGTTCCAAACTCCAGAAATTTATCATACTTAACCCGGGCACCGATTATCAGAGCATTGCCTACTGTCAATGCGAAGCGGATGGACGAACGTAGCCGGTTGGTCACGACACCGGGGAAATCGTTAGAACGGCTGAATGCCGCACCCCCTTTGGTTCTTTTCCTGCCCGGACCGGATACCTTCCGTTTCATATCCCGTTCAAGGATGACACCGGCCGACCGCATGCCCTTTTTGATATTAGTCGGGAGCGCACGTTCGAAGCCTTTCATCGTCCCGACCACTTGCTTCATCCCAGAAACTTCTATTGTGACATCATCGGCCATAGGACGGATTCCTATTGTTATCGAGTATCCGCTTAACATCTTCTGGGATCTTCGATAGATTTATAGTCACACTACGATCCACCAACGACTCAGCCTCAACGCCCTCTTGGCCTTCGGCCTTTTTCATCGACCGTTGAACGAGGACACAGGTAGCTTGCTTGACATCTGATTTGATATCTCTCAAAGCAACACCATAATCGTAAGTGATCCGCCAGTTATCTTCGCCATCGGTAAACCGTGTACCATCGTTGAAAAAGATACGGCCAATCTGTAATTGGACCGCTCGGGTAGCCTCAGAGGTTGTCAGTTCCTCCCAGCTAATACCGTTCCACTCTTCGATCTTAATTGCGGTCGTATCTTCATTGATCGGAATGTTGCGAGTATAGTAATCCTTTTCACCATCACCATCCAACAGTTCAACCAGCCCGGTTGCGGCCCTGAACAGTCGATCACAATATCCCTCGATGAATTCAGAAACCATGTTGATGTAAAGATTCACCTGGCTTTCGGATATCTGGGTATCGTCCTTATCCTCACCGATGAACTCGATATAGGTCCCATAATCGATCAGTGCGTTGCTGTTCAGTTTGTGGGCCATGATTATCTAGTGACGTCAGGGGTCATATCTCCTGTGATACTGGGCTGGATATCCTTGTCACCGGTTTCATCGTCGGCCGTGGAATCTGCCTGATCCGTCTTATCGGCGGCCTCAGATTGAGCTTTAGCATTTGCCTCATCCTCTAAGGCTTTCTTCTCTTTCTTATAAGCCGCCGAGTTGGTGTCGACAATCTCGAACCGGTCGGGGAAGTCCTTGACCAAACGCTCAGCCTCTTCGATCTTGACCTCAGTACCAATCTTCATTTCACCGGGACCGGAAAAAGCAATCTCACCCGTGTATTTCTTGCCAGTAAATTTCAGAACCTTCACAATGAACCTCCGCTTAATAAGCGGGGTCAATCAAGACCCCGCATTGATTTCAACAGTTTACTATATCGCTATCAATTCTCTTTAGCTGGTAGCTACGTTGAATATCCAGTTGACCGAAGTTACTGTACTAGATGGAGTGAACGTAGGTTTGAAGTCCAGTCGCTTGAAGGCAACCATATTCCAGACATCGTTAATGTTGTCCCGCTCAGTCAGAACTTCGACACCACGGCGAATACCGCGCAAGAACATATCGGTATTACAGTAGATGAAGACAGTCCGATCTACGGTAACATTATCGAAGATACCGACAGCGTTGAGATCGTCATCAACAAATTCGCTTTCGATAACTGGCACGTTGTAGATTCGACCGAGTTCACCCTGGAGCACGACAGCGTTAGGGCCGTACTTATCGAGGGTCTGGAAGTTCTCCATTTCGTCTTTATTCAGCAAGCGGAGCAAATGCCCCTTAACCGAACAGAAGATTCTGAGATCGGCAGCGGCTCGTCCATACTTACCCATCTGCCCACGGCAAGTGGTGTGTTTAGTCTCATTATGGGTTGAGCCGTCGACGCCAATCACTGCGTCCGCACTACCACTGTTGATGGTCTGGAAGATAGCATGGCGTAAACCATCGAAAGCCTTACGGAAATCAGTCGATGCAAGTGCTCTACCCGAATCGAGATCAGCGTCCGCACCATCGTTCCCGTTGATAATCGAACGATCTTCGGAACGTGCAATGGATCTGGTGATCCCCTTCATGTAAAGAGGCATGACAGCAAAGGCGGCATCCTCAGTCAACTCGGTAGAAATCTGATAACGACCACGGGCCTTTTTCGATATCAGGGTCATATCACCAGAAGAATAGGTTTCTTCGTTCGAATCGAACCCACTAACAAGTGTGATCTTTTCGCCAATCAGCTTGGCAAAAGTATCACCGTCATCGGTATCGATTTCCATTGTTTTGGCTGTCATCTGGACCTCTTGGAACTGACTAGCCACCAATGTTTCTTGCCTGATATCTTCAATCAGCGATCCAGAGAAACCGATAGGAACCCACTCTTCACCTTCACCAGCGGTCTCGGTATCCATCGCCTTAGCGAAAGCTGAGGCGCGTTTGAATAGGTGAAGACTCTTACGACGCTCGATCTTATCGATCTGGTGATATTGACCGCCGTTATTTCTGGAGGCACATTCCAGCATGATGTCGATACCCATGATATCGTCGTTCATCTTTTGAAGACAAATTAACTGATCCGCTTGTACCGACGGCACGGTCCCCCGAATGACCGACGGCTCAAGCATGACCAATTCCTTGATCGTACCTGGTAGAATGTTTCGATCAACGATGACATTCTTCTTGGCTTTCAGGGTTTTGATTTCATCTTTCAAATCATTGTACGCCTTTGAGAAGTCAGCGGTAACATTCTCGATCAGAGTCTTGACGTCGCCCTCTGATAATTGAGGCTGACTGGCGATCTCGGTTAGCTGCTTTTCTAACCGAGCCAGCGTTTCGAACTTCGGTCCGAGTTCTTTTGTGGTGATCTCGGTTTGGTCTTTTATCGCCTTGGCGATTGTGACCTCAACATCTTTTTGCAGTTCTGGATCCATAATAATTCTCCTGTTACTCCCCGGCTTCCGGGATGTGTAAAACTTCAATGTTAAATTATGTTCTTTTGCTTCTCTTACGAGATCGGCATTCTTTATCGGATCAACCGTTTCAATGGTCGCGCCCAAATGAGCCGGTGATGGCACTAGCGAAGTTTCTATCAATTCCTGCTCAATGAAGTGTAATCCGCCCTCTTCCATAACCGTGAACTCAATTGGATTGAATCCGACCGAATAGGCCCGGTAAACCCCGGCCTTGACCAACAGAGCCACATCCTCGCCTTGCTTCGTTCCATAGATTACGTTGCGACCGAACAAACCCTCTTGACGAATCTCGATGTCTGTCCAGATCCCGAGCAGGATAGTGCGCCAGTCGTGGTTGAACATGAACACCGGGTATTTTAGAAAGTTTTCAATTCGCCATCCGCTCGGTTCAACGATATCCCCCATGCGATCAACTCCACCGCGAGACATCCAGCCCTCTGTTGCCAGAATCGGCGTAATGGACTTATCAGCCCAATCAGGCGTGATAGACATGAACTTCTGGACAACATCAATATCGGATTTCTTTGGTTCTCCGATACTCTCTATCCCGCCCGCGATATGCCTCATCCGGTTCTTCATCGATTATCTGCCCTGGGTCTTGACCGTGATCTTGTAATTTATGCCACCGTCTGCGGAAACAATGGCCGCAGTCGAATCCATTAAGATCGACCTTATTCTCATGTAGGTTTTGTCAATTAGGGATGAATCGGACAGGGTGAAGAATGTATAGTCGGCATTGAGTGCGGCACCGCCAACATGAATCACATCCGTTTTAACAGAATAAATTATTTTGCTGGGAGTACCACCAGATTCGGCAGTGAAGAATTCAACGTAAACACTATCTTCTGTGGTATCTGGAACTTCACCACCGCCCCCAAGATCGAACGAGATATACTCGATCACATACCATCCCGTCACCGTATTGTACCTATCGGCATCTGTGAAGGTCATCAGTTCGGTGCTGCTATTGGTCGGCGTTGTGAAAGTATCTACCACCGTTGCTGCATCAACAGACTTAAACCAGAAGAACGACTGCTGTTGTTTCGAAGGCGTCGGCCGGTCAGCATACGCCTGGTCGGGACTGAATACGGTTCCGATCAGAGCCAAGGCAACGACCGTCATAACTGTTAGGAATACTAATCTTTTCATGGTGTTTCTCCTTTAAGTGACATCAACTGGTATCATTGTACATCTGCAATTTATTACATTTTCAGGGCTCCCGCTTGGGTCGGACGGAAAGGCCATCAAATCATCACCAACAAGAAATTTCTCATTAGCTTTGACCTTTTGACCGTCGGCAATAATGTGATCCATCCTGGTTTCACCATCGAGGACGGCAACCCACTCTTTGCCGAGACCAGCCTGTGAATAAGCCTCTGAGGCACCGCCGTTGACCATGCCGTTCATTTCGGTTCTGGCGATCCTCATTGATCGGTTGTGATCGAGCTTCTTGTCGGTCCAACCTGCATACAGACTTCGTAAGTTCTTCGATATCTCTTGAATGCTGTCGCCTCGTCCGAATCCAGAAGTGAGCACTTCCCGTACTTGCGCCTGCGAAAATCTGTTTATCTCAGTCAGCTTCAAAGCAAAGTTCTCCGCCATTACTTGAACCCTTGGATCAGTCGAATTAAAATCGATTGGTAGGTCGAAATCAGAAACGGCAGCATTGCCGCCAGCTTCAACAGATTGTTTAATCGCAATGCCGGTTTGTTGGATCAGAATATCATTCTCTTCGATAAGATTGAATAGCCGATCAGGTATCTCATTATTGCCATCCTGTTTGCCAACGTAAAGCTCCAAGACTGACATCATCTTTCCTTCACCGGTGATCTCTCTGAGTCGTTCAATCAGGCGATTGATCTGGCCGTTCAGGTAAGCAATTATGATCTTCTGGAACCGCTTCTCGTTCTTAGTCAGAAGATCCTCGTGTCGTTCTCGTTGCTCGTTCTCACCGGCTTTGGTTAGAGTCCGGGTGCCTGGCTCAAATCTGATCTGTTTAGTTTCCTCATTGTCCGCTGGCGGCGTCAACATGAATCCCGCCTGTGGAGTGAAGAATTCGTTACCGCCTTCGTCATCTTCGACCGGTTCATAACCGAGCTGCTCACGCATTTCGTTAAAGGTCAATGCTTTGTTTTTCCATTGATCCATGATCCGCTTGGATTTCTCGTTGATATCTTCTTGTAGGCCAGTTACAAGTTTCCGGTCGTATTTAACTCGCCATTCATCGCCGAATCGTGGCTTGACAAACTGGAAGTTCAAGGCCGTCTCGATGGAACGTCGATATGGCTCAACAGCCGACCGCTCGTAGACTTCATCCTGTTTATTTGCGTTGGCATAGCTGGCTCCATCCAAGACACCGATCTTGATTGGTGGTACTCGATAGGCTGCTAAGACTTTTCTCATAACCCGATCGTCAATTTCCTTGGGTATTAGATCTTTCAGCGCGCCACTTAGGCGGGAAACGCTCATCCCCTGATCGGTTATTATCGATTTGAATTGGTTTTTTGGACCTTCGTAAGATGTACGAATTTGCTTGGCTATCTTTTTTCGTGTCGCTTCGTCAAGTTTCTGGTCGGTCGAGACAATCAATCCTGCCATTGCGTTATTGCGGAAAAAGTTATTCAGGTAGAGATCCAAATTAAGATCTGTCAATATGGAAGTACGAACCACCTCGCTTGGTGGGAGACCGTAATACTCACCACTCGGGTTAATCAATTTCAGATGCACCACGTCACTGACTTCATCTGTATTAACTTTCGCACCGCCGTTGCTGATCACATAGCCAGTGATACGGCCCATAGAATCGGCCTTAACCTTCACCCAATCCGGTCGGGCATAATAGAATTCGTTATCGGTTTCGTCATAGATCATATATGAATCGCCAGCAGACAGCAGGCCCGCCACCCAACGTTCGGTCAGGTGATCCCACGTCTCGGCACTGGTATTGATCTTATGGAATAATTCGAATAGTTCACCCTCTGTCTGGGTTATCCAGACCTGCTCACCATCGATTGTTTCCCGTCTCTGGACATCGAGCGGAGTAGATCCAACGTCCCTGGCAATACAGGTGATCGCCGCATAAGCATAGACGTTGACCATGTAAACTTTAAGATGAGCCTGTGTATCCGAAGTATGAGGTTGTTCGTCATCAAATCCTGAGTTGACTACATGGAGTGCGCCAATCGGGTTCTCTTTCTGGATCAGACTGAGTGCACGGCTAAACCGCCATCTACGTAATGCTTCAAAGACATTCATCAGACAAAGGATATCATAGGTAAAGAGTGGCACATATCGTGAGCTATCCGGCAATAGTTATCAGCATGCTGGTGGTGATCTTCTGATTTAGCCCAAACGAACTTGATCTTGCCAGACGCATTCTCTTCCTGGACCCGGGTACTGGCACACATCATGCGAGCAAAATCTCCACCGTCCTGATTCTTGTAATCACGAGGTAGCTCGACCTTTTTGTCAATATACCATTGCATCGATTCATCAAGGGAGGCAGTCCGTTTGACGCGAATGGTCTGTGATACATAGTCGGGTTTCATTTCCTCATCACCTGTATCTGGTATATTATAATAGCAGACAAACCAGCCAGGATGAGCCTGAACCCACTCCAATGCGGCATGGTGCTCAGGTTCAGCGTCAATCACACCTCCGGTCATTCCGAAGCGTTTGACCATCATGCTAAGTTCATGCCAATCCGGCACTGTACCGGTGAAAACCTTTCGCCGCTTTCCACTGACAACCTTTTCGATGTGAAGATGCAGACGAGCACCAACATCGACCCCGCCGTAAGTGCCCTTTGCGGACATCGGCATTTCGTAATCAGCAACACAATTCTTTAGAATGTCGTCTGTGAACTTGGCACCCGACCCGGCATAAGTCCGGCTAAGTATATTATTCTCAAACCGTTGTAGCCGAGTGTGGTTGCCCTGGGCCTTATTAAACGATGCGAAGGTTTCGTTGATGACCTGCCGTGGCTGTCCAATATGATCATTGCCAGGGAAGCCGAATAGACGATCGATATCATAACCACTGACATCCCTACCGGGGTACTCTTGGACCCATTCACCCGCAGCTAATCGATCCATTGGCCTGTCACAATGGCGGCAGACAGGACCGGAATCCTGTCCACCACCGGGCATGTAACGCAAAGAATAGGAAGAATCATCTTCTTTTCGAACAAAGTTTATTAGCCAGTCGAGCCGCTGCCACTCATTGCAATGAGTGCATTTGATATACCAGAATTTCTTGTCAGACAATTCAAATTCTTCATCAATTCCGAATCCTGAAATGGTAGGGTTGCCAATCTTGCGCCATATTTCACGCTCCGCTCCAAGAGTTCTATCCTCGCCGTAAACCATCCCTCGAACGTCACACAAATCAAATTCGTCATAGATCATAACATCAGCGTTGAATTCGTGGAATGTACTCTTACCGCCGGAGCCGACAAATGCCCAGGTCTGGCCGTAAATCGTTTTGAGTCCTTTGGCGTCGACCGCCTTTTTATGCAGGCTGAAATTGGCATGATATTCGGGGACTCTGGGAACAAGGACATCGAACCGGGTGGTTATAAACCGATTTCGAATTTCCCTGTCCGGCAGAACGTACATTCCAGAAAGACCCTGCTGGGCCAGGCAGAATAGGTCACAGAGTGCCCATTCGGATACCCCTGTTTTGGTAGATTTCTTGCTTACTATCTTGTTGGAGTGGTCCAGGTATAGAGCGATCATCCAAGGCCGATTGTCGAATCTCATCCGGTCGGCTTTGAGTGGCCGATGGATATATTCAGCAAAGGCCATCCGTGGAAAGTCTACATATAGCTGCGCTGCCGCCTGCCGTTCGCTCGGATCAGTTATCGATAGGATCGAGGCGGGGATGTTGACTGGCGGTCTTGTAGATGGCTGAGAGTCGTTGGAAACGCTCGTTGCCACTTCCTGATCCAGTTCCGTTGCCATTACCGTTGCCTCCCAAATCAAGATGGATATGAGTATCACCACGGTCAGCGTTCGCAGACAGATTGCGCCTAAGCTCTTGTAATTCTTCATAATCTTTTGCCTGTAATCCTTGGCCCTGTAAGAACCTCATGGTTACTTCCGGGTGTCTCTCTTTGAGTAGATATGCCAGAGATTCAATAGCCAACGGAACCAACCCGGCCATTCGTGGCCTAAAGTTATCTACGTCAAAGTTTTTATGGAGGAATTTGTTGACTCGTTTTCGGTAGGCTGTGACCGTGTTTCTGCAAACTCCGAGTTTGTCAGCTGTGGCCTGTGCAGAGACGCCGCAGATCTGATCAGCGTAAACAACGGCCAAGTCGCTGGTTAGCTCGATCTTTTCAACTTTATCTTTTGTGCACATTTCGCAACTCCGGCTGTCGTTTTGGCATGTCTTTTCTGCCATGTTTACCGGATAGTCAGAAGTTATTTACATTTTGTCAAGACTTATTTTGCAGAAATGGTGCAGAATCGTGCTTTGTGTGCAATTTTGGTGCTATCAGTCTTACCGTTTTCTTGGATCTCTATCTTCTATAACATAGTCTGGCTTAATTGGTTGTGGCCTGTTCAGGTATTTTGTCATACGAACTGTAACATTTTGAATTCTTGAAGAATAGCAGCAACCACATACCCATATTCCAAAGTGATCTTTTTCCCTGCTGGTTTTTGATCGACAATCCAAGCAAACATACATTCTTCCGTTTCTGGTATCAGCCTGAAACTGATCCACTAATTTCAGGCATTGAATACTGCTTGCTATATTCAGACGTGCAGCATTTGCAACAGTCAACCCAATTCTAATCATTCGATGTAGCTTTGTCATATCGTGGCTCGCATCAATTTCTCTCCCGCCTTAACACCTGTCCAATAAACTCTATCACGGCTTCACGTTCATCAATACCTAAATGAATATGATTAGGAATTGTGAATAGTGAACCATTCAAACGCACCCTCCGTTGCGAACCCTTATTATCCCACACGTAATGCAGTGTTCCTGCTGATTTGTGTTCATTGAATTCTTCTAATGTCATATTTCAGTGCCTTTCGGTTAAACAAGTCCCGGCCGTTGTGACCGGGACTGTGGATAGTATGTTGTTAGCATTCACTTCAAGTTGCCGGAGGTGCCCGCGGTTCGTTGTTCCGAGGAATCATTAGGTTACAGGTATAGAAACTATTGTCAACTGTGATACGTCTACCCACTGATCCGACTGTGGCCTACCGTCTTTCAACACCGTCGGTGTCACGCAAGCCCTGTCGGCTCCGTGAAGGTAGGTAGTAAGCGACACGACGGTGCCCTCAAACCCAGTAACCTTGTCTTTGACGATGTTGCCAACGCCTACTTCGAATTCATGTTTCATTTTACCCTTTCAGGTTTTGAGTTATGGTTTTTCCGACCAGGTGGATCTCCGATCGGACGTTGTAGTTATGTTTGAATACTGACAGCTCGAACGGCAGAGTCAGCAGGATTAGTAGTAGGACGATAATTTTCATCCTTTCATCCTCTCTGGTAGCCGAGCCGCTAACTTCGGTTGCTTATTGGTCATTGGATTGTTACTTTCGTAATCGTCTTCTGACCTGCCTTATTCAGGCTATACAAAAACGCAATCCGGCTTACAAGATCACAATAGTTTTTAAATACCTCAGTTTTAGTGGTTAGTATATCGCAGTAGGTTAGAACAAAACCGTTCTCTGCTTTCTCTATTTGCATTCGGTCACTAATCATTTAATCCCACTCCATTTCTTGATTGCGTTGTCGAAAGACTGATCTATAATAGACATTGTTACTGTATATCTTGCCTTTTCTCCCCTGGTTGAGATATTTGCCTTACTCTCGACCCAAAGATTTATTGCTTTTGTCATCTTTACCTGCACCTCTTCCAGGGCATCGACAATGGCGGTGGAGATGATCTTTTCCTTTGCGAAAAATTCAAGAAATTCAGCATGACTCTGAGCGTGACCAATGTCGTCGAAGAAAACGGGAGACATAAACCCGCACATCTCACCATTAACTATTCTTCTTTCTCCCATAGGCAAGCTGTCTCTAACAATATAATTACCTCGCATCATTTGCCCATTCTCTTTCTCGACTACGAATCTCTCCTCCGCCGCTTCCTTTGCGCTCATGGAGCCACCTCAGTGAATACTTTGACGCAGGAGAAGTTATATTTTGTTTTGAATTTGATATCGCCCCAGAATTC